ATAAAGGTAAAGATGCTCCGTTAGGTGTTACTGATCCTAGACAGTTATTGGCGCAAGCAAAACAAAGAAAACCTGAATCTAATCAAACTGCATTAGCAGAAACTTATTATAATCTTAGAAATAAAACACTAAAAGAAGATATAGGTGAAGATATTAAGGATGTAGGAAAAGGACTTATTGATTATGCTTTATTACCTCCTAGCATGCGAAATGCGGCGATGTGGCCGCGTGGTGAAATGGGAGAATTGGGTCATACTGAAAAAAATGCACAAGAATTTAATGACCATATAGCATCAGGAATGAGTAATGGTTTAGGAGTATTGACTAAATACTTGCCTGCTGCTGCCATGGGTAAATTGACTTCTCTGGTTGCAGGAATTCCTGGCTTAGAATTAGATGTAATTATTCCTAGATTAGCAACGCAAATGGCGCATGATTTTAGATCAGATCCTAAACCAATCACCAATACTCTTAGGGATACATATAAGGCAAATACAGAAGCGGAAAAGAAGAAAGCATTAGAGCTAAAAAAGGCAAGCACACCTTCGCCAACCTCAACCCCAACCCCAACCCCAACACCGACTATAACCTCGGATGGAAAAACATATGCTACTAATAAGAAAACTCCAAAGTTTACAATTCGACCAGGAATATCACTTGCTTGATGTTTTGAAAATAACAATTATTATAAATAACAAGGATTAAGGAACTAATATATGCAACCACAAAATAACAATGTCGCTCAACCGTCTAATGTATTGATTGATGCACGTACTTATACTCAAGATGCTTCTGGTAAGGGAGTAGTTCTTGGTACTGAAGATTTGAGTTGGCTCGAAGGTCGTGCTCAACAAAATCAAGGGAGTCTTCGTCCAATGAGTGGAGGTATTGAAGCTCCACCACCACTTGGTGCGCAGGCTGCAATGAATGAACAACTTCAGAGCCTTTTTAGTGGAGAAAATCTTTCTGAAGAATTTATGGGTAAAGCTTCAATTGTTTTTGAATCTGCCATAAACGAAAGAACAGATGTTATTCGCCAAAACATGTTAACAGAAGCTGCTTCTCTTGTTCAACAAGAAGTTGGTAATGCAGTAAATGAACTTGCTACTCGTCTTGACGAATATCTAAGTTATGCTGTTGATGAGTGGATGAACGAAAATAAATTAGCTGTTGAGAATGGTATTCGAACAGAAATTTCTGAAAGTTTTATTACTGGTCTTAAGACTTTATTCGAGACACATTATATCGAAGTTCCAGAATCAAAGCATGATATTCTCGAAGACTTGTTCTCAGAGAATCAAGAATTAGAAAATACTCTCAACGAGCAAATTCAGACAAATATGAATTTCAAGAAGGAAATTGACCGTGGTACTGCACGAGCAGTATTCATGGAAGCAGCTTCTGATTTGACTCAAGTTGATGCAGAGAGGCTTGCAAGTCTCGCAAACAGCATCAGCTACACTAGCCCTCAAGAATTCCACAACAAGCTTGTGGTTCTAAAAGAAAATTATCTCAAGGCAGCACCAGTTGCTTCAAGAGAACCCGAAACATTGACTGAACAAAAGATTATTCCACAAGAGAATAGTTTAATGTCTGGTTATGTACATGCACTTAGTCGTCACTCAAAAAAGTAAGTAACTAATTCACTATAAATCTAACATTATACTCAAAAGGAGATAAATTAAAATGGATTTCAATCAGAACTCATCGTATGACACTTTACTAGAAAAATGGGACCCCCTTCTCAATCACGAGTCGATCCCTTCAATTCAAGATTCATACAAGAAGAAGGTAACTGCCGTCCTCTTGGAGAATCAAGAAATTGCTTTGCGTCAACAATACATCTCAGAAGCCAACACCATGGGTGGTGGATTTCAGACTCCATCAGGTGGCTCGCAGGGTAATCTTGCTGGTTACGATCCAATCCTTATCAGCTTGGTTCGTCGTAGCATGCCAAACTTGATGGCTTATGACATTGCAGGCGTTCAGCCGATGAGTGCTCCTACGGGCCTTATCTTTGCAATGCGCAGCCGTTATGGTGGTAATACTCTTGGTGGAGAAGCTCTCTTCCAAGAACCATACGCAGCATTCTCTGGTTCAGGTAATACTTCTTCTGGTGCTCCTTCTGGTGTCACAGGTGCTTGCCAAGGCGTAGATCCTAGCTATTCTGGTGCTGGTACTGGTACTGGTCCTGGTGCACTTCGTGCTGACGGTTTAACCTTTGGTATTCGCCACAGTTCTTTTAACATGGCTTCTTTCCGAGGCATGTTAACTGGAGACGGCGAATCTATTGGTAACGCTGGTGCTAACAAGATTTTCCAAGAAATGGGTTTCAGTATTGAACGTATCGCTGTCGAAGCAAAGACACGTGCTCTCAAGGCAGAATACACAACTGAATTGGCTCAAGACTTGAAGGCTGTTCACGGCTTAGACGCTGAGAGCGAACTTGCTAATATTCTTAGCACAGAAATTCTCAACGAAATCAATCGTGAATTGATCTACACTCTTTATCGTATATCCAAGACTGGTTGCAATCAAGGTGATCTTACTACTGGTGGTGTTTACGATCTCAATACGGATTCAGATGGTCGCTGGAGCGCAGAACGCTTCCGTGGTCTAATGTTCCAAATTGAGCGTGAAGCCAACGTCATTGCAAAGGAAACTCGTCGTGGTAAGGGCAACTTCATTGTTTGCTCTTCAGACGTTGCTTCTGCTCTTGCAATGGGCGGATTCCTCAATGTCAGCCCAGCACTAAACGTGCAACTTGAAGTTGATGATACTGGCAATACATTTGCTGGTATTCTTAACGGCAAGTTCAAGGTCTACATTGATCCGTATGCCAAGACCAATGCCAACTTTGTAATGGTTGGTTATCGTGGCGCAAGTCCATACGATGCTGGCATGTTCTACTGCCCATACGTTCCTCTCCAAATGGTGAGAGCCGTTGATCAGAATACATTCCAACCAAAGATTGGATTTAAGACTCGTTACGGCATGGTAGCAAATCCGTTTGCTGATAACACAAATTTAGATAACGTTGGTACAAACCAATATTATCGTATCTTTGCAGTAACTAACTTGCATGGTAACACAGGTTTCGGACTTTAATCCAAAACTTAAGTAAATAACGAATATGGGGAGGCCTTAAAAAGCCTCCCCTTTTTGTTTATAAATACTATATGACAGAAATTGCAACACATAACGCTTTATTAGTTAATTACTTTCATTTTGTTTTGAGCAGAGTTCCTAATATGACATACTTTTGTCAAAGTGCAAATCTTCCAGGAATAGTATTCGGATCAGTAGAACAGCCAACCAATTTAGGTCATCCAGTCAAAGTTCCTACAGGGGCATTTAGATTTGAAGATCTTGAATTAACATTTCGTGTTGACGAGAATTTAACAAATTGGAGAGAAATTCATAGTTGGATTAAAAGTATAGGAAATTATGATTCAGATTTAGATACTTTATCTTACTTAGATAAAACATCTACTGCTAATTTAATAATAACTAATAGTAAATATAAACCAAAATGGAGTATTAATTTTGCACACGTATTTCCTACAGCTTTAAGTGGATTAATTTTTAATACAACTGCTCAAGATTCATTTGAAATGTCTGCTACTGTGAAATTTGCATTTACTGGATATGAAATTGAAAATGTAGATACTGATTAATAAAAGGAATTTTATATTATGAATTTAAATGATGTTAAAGATATGGTAAAAATTGATTTAATTATTGATCAAACTGCTTTAGATACAGAATCTAGTAGAACACCTCAATTACATAATAAGTATTTGGTTATATTCATGGATGAACGAATTAAACTAAAACGATTAGAAAATGAATTATCTATATTAAGAAGAAACAAATGGTTATATTATACTGGTCGTATGAGTAAAGAGGAACTTACTCAGTTTGGCTGGGAACCATTCGAACTTAATGTATTAAAGACAGAAGCCAATGATTTAATTGATTCGGATATTGAATACATTAAGCAAGCAGAAAAGTCTGATTTTCAAAAAGAAATTGTTAATTATTTAGAAGGTATTGTTAAGATAGTCCAGAACCGTCAATGGCAGATAAGAGCCATGATAGACTGGATCAAGTTTACTCAAGGAGCTTAATGGCAGACCTGGATATTACACAACCAGATGCAGTTATGGTCAAGGTTGATTGTGATCGTTCTTTAGCCAAAGAACTGAATTCCTACTTTACTTTCACCATGCCTAATTTTAAGTACACCCCAGCCTATAAGAACAAGATTTGGGATGGTAAAATACGTCTTTTTAATCTGTTTACTCAGTCCATGTACGCTGGATTAGCGGAACCTTTGATTAAGTTTGCCAAGGATAGAGGGTATTCCTACTCTTTTACCCCAAGAACGTACCAGAAGCCATCTAATGTCCTTATAAGCGATTTTATAGAGAACCTACCCATCCAGGCTAACGGCTCCACGATCAAACCCCACGATTACCAGGTTGAAGCCGTCCTACACAGCCTGGGGCATTCTAGGGCCCTTCTGGTGAGTCCTACAGGCAGCGGTAAGTCTCTAATCCTGTATCTTCTGTGTCGCTGGATCCTAGAAACTCATAATACAGGTAAATTGCTCATAATCGTTCCTACTACTAGTCTAGTTTCCCAGATGTTGGCGGATTTCCGAGAATACGCCAAACTAGACACTTGGAAGGCGGATCGTAACATTCATACCATTATGGCAGGTAAGGATAAGGACACAAATAAACGTATTATTATATCCACATGGCAAAGCATCTATAAACAACCAGAACAATGGTTTGATAATTTTGTGGGTGTCTTTGGAGACGAAGTGCATCTCTTTAGTGCCAAATCCTTGACTGGCATTATGACCAAGGCTAAGAATACAGATTACCGAATAGGTACTACTGGAACCCTAAGTGGAATGCAGATTCATCAGTTTGTTATTGAAGGGTTATTTGGTCCTGTTTATAACACAACAACTACTAAAAAATTAATTGATAAAGACTTATTGTCTAGTATTAACATTGATTGTCTAAAACTTCAGTATACCGCAGAAGAAATTCAGAAAACCAAACGAATGGAATATCAGGACGAAATTCGTTTTGTTGTTACTCATAAAGGACGAAATAAATTTATTAAAAATTTATGTAACAGTCTAACAGGTAACACCCTAGTTCTTTTTAATTTTGTAGAACTTCAAGGAAAACCATTATACGAGTTGATAGTAAACAATTCCGATAAATCTATTTATTTTATTCATGGAGAAACTGATGTTGAAACTCGTGAAGAGATAAGAAAAATTGTAGATAAAGGAACAGATTCTATTCTAATTGCTTCTTATGGAACTTGTTCTACAGGAATTAATATACGAAATATTAATAATATTATATTTGCTTCGCCTTCAAAGTCCGTTATTCGTGTACTACAGTCTATTGGGCGAGGTTTACGTAAAACAGAAACAAAGTCTAAAATGAAATTATTTGATATTGCGGATGATCTGTCTTATAAAAGTTATGAGAACCACGGATTGAAACATCTAGAACAACGATTTAAAATATATACTAGTGAAGGATTTCCTTTTAAGATTGTTCCTATTCAGTTGCCTAAGGAGAATAATGATGAAAACCCCGTATAAATTAATTAAGATGATGTCTGGTGAAGAATTGATTGCTACTATTCGTAAAGGACGAAATAATAGACTTATACTAACTAGACCTATGATGTTTGAGTCTACACTATCTGCTGATATGATGGGCAGAGTAAAGGAAATATTTACTTTAAGAAATTGGATTATTCTTTCATCTGATACTACTGTAACTATTTCAGAAGCATCAGTTGTTTCTATTAGTACACCTAGTAACGATATTGAACTTTTATATGATGCTGAAAAGAACAAGGAAGATAATCAAAAACTTAATTCTAAATCAATTAAACCACCAACTACTCCAAAACTTCCATCTTTAATGGATTTGTTTGGAGATCTTCCAGAAATTTCTACAGATTATCCAACTTCTTTAACATCCCCTATTTCTAAAAAGGAAGAGGATGCTTTATTTCAAAAAATGGATAAAATGATGAAAGATATGGGAATGGATTTTAATACAGAAAAACCAAAGAAAAACCTTGCAAAACCTGATTTTGATGATACAATAGTGTATATGAATCTAGTGTTTTCCCCCAATGTTCTTCTCAAACTTTTAAAGAGTGGAATGCTCAAGCGTTCCGATCTGGGTAAAATAATAAATGAATTAACCGATGGCAACGGTGAAGGTATGAGCGTTGATAAATTTACAAGTAAGAATAAGAAAAAAGAAGACTTTGGTAATAAATGGACTGATTGGAATCCAGATCCAAATTCTAATGATTATCAGTAATATCTAATATTATTTGATTCTCTATTTTCTCATTCATACCAGACACATAAGTATACACGAAAATTTTAATTATGTCAA